GGCCTTAAAGATGCAGTTTTTAAATAGGAAATATTCACCATGGCAGATAAAAAGACAGCACCAGGTAAAAAAGTTGTAAACCTAGACGTGGGCGCAAGCAAGTTTGTATTTCATGTGGGCATTGTAGAGTTTAACCGCCTGCAAAATGAAATGATGCCACACGATAAAACCACACCTAGTGAAAACTTTATTGTGGACACGGTACAAGGTGGCGATGAAAAGAAACATGAACTAATGGAATTTATCGACGGTGGTTATGCCCTGGATATTGCCCAGCTAGTATCGGCAGGCTTTAAACCAGATTTGAAAATTACTGTAAAAAAATAGATGGGGTTTGTGCAGCCTTAAAGAAAAATCAAATTAGCCAGCTTTATGTGTTGGCTAATTTATTCTTTAAAGACACAGACCCAAGCCCGCAAACACTGGGTGAAGCATCCTGGCTTTACCAGGACATTATGAAAACCTTTTCAATGGCTGTGCAAAACGGTGTGGCCAAGGCATTTAAAGGCAAAGAATGAGCACAAGCGCCCTTGAAAAATTAATGTTTACAGTTGGCATCACTGACATGGTGAAACAGCCTGCCATGAGCATTAATAAAACCATATCCGGCATGAAACAAAATGCCACCAGTGGCTTTGATGCCATACGCGGTGGCATGTTTGGTTTAGCCGGTGCGGGCATTGCCGTTAAAACCTTTATGCAACCTGTGTATGACGTTGAAAACGCATTGGGGGAAGTTAGAAGCCTGGGCGTGATTGAAAGCGAATTGAAAACCCTAACCAAAGAAAGTTTAAAATTCTCTGTGGCTTATGGGGCAAGCGCCAGCGATTTTATAAAGTCTAGTTATGACATACAAAGCGCCATTGGTGGCTTAACCAATGGTGAGCTAGCCGAGTTCACCAAGGCTTCAAACATCCTGGCAAAGGGCACCAAGGCCGATGCCGGAACGATCACCAGTTACATGGGCACCATGTACGGGATTTTTAAGAACCAGGCAAACGCTATGGGCAAATCTGCCTGGGTGAATCAACTAACCGGCCAAACAGCGCTGGCTGTAAAAATGTTCAAGACCGATGGCCAGCAAATGAGCGGGGCTTTTACGGCACTAGGGGCAAATGCCCAAGCCAGTGGTGTGGCTATAAATGAACAGATGGCGATTCTAGGCACATTACAAAGCACCATGAGTGGTAGTGAGGCTGGCACCAAATATAGATCCTTCCTGGATGGTGTGGCCGGTGCTCAGGATAAGTTAGGGCTGAGCTTCACCGACAGTGAAGGCCGCTTATTGCCCATGCTTAAAATCATGGATCAATTGAAAGGCAAGTTTGGTAACACCTTTGATGAAATGGAAGGCTTGCAGCTTAAACAGGCGTTTGGCAGTGGTGAAGCGGTGAGCCTTATCAAACTATTGATTGGTCAAACGGATGGCTTAGCCGACAGCATGAACAAGCTGGGCGGTGTTAAGGGAATGAAGAACGCCGAGATAATGGCTAAGTCTATGGTTGACCCCTGGAAACAATTTAAAGCGGTAACAGAAGCGGTGCGTATTGGTTTTGGTAAAGCACTGGTGCCCACTATTAATTCCCTGCTGCAAACCATGATTGGCGGCTTAACGGTATTAACTGGCTGGACACAGGAATTCCCCCACATCACTAAGTGGGTTGGGCTGGCTGTGCTAGCTATTTTAGCCATGAGTGCGGCCACTGGCATGTTTTCAATTGTAATGGGGCTAGGGCGAACAGCCATGGCCGCCTGGGGTGGTGGCGTTTTGTTATTGAAAGCCATCATGTGGACTGGTATCGCAGTGCTTAATGTTTTCAGAACAGCCTGGTTCCTTCTTAGCATTGCCATGATGTTAAACCCCATAGGCGTGATTGTGTTTAGTGTGATTGCGTTAATAGCAGCGGTGGCCTTGTTAACCGATTGGTGGGGCCAGCTTTATGAATTATTTGCCGATACCACATTTGGTGCCGCCATTATTCAAGGGTTTTCAAATACCTGGGAAGTGGCCAAGGGTTTGTTTTCCTGGTTGGGTGAAGCCTGGACTAAAACCACAGCCATGTTTTCAGGTGGTGACTTTGGAACCGCGTTTAATGATTGGTCGAGCACTATGCTAAGTGGCTTTAAAACATTATTGAATTTTATTTTTCCCTGGTGGGGCAAAGTCACTGAACTTTTTAGTGTTGATAATTTTGGCCAAGGCATCCTGGATTTTTTCGACACATTTAAAACCAAGTTTGATGGGGTTAAAAACTTTTTTGGTATGGGTGATGGTGGCGAGAATTCAAACGGTGCCTACAGCGCTTTAAATTCCAATTTGTCTGGCATGGTGCCCCAGAATTTAACCAGCGCGCCAAACTTTGATTTTGCCTTTGGAAATGAATCGGCCAATGTTGCCGGTTTTAATTCTATGCGCACGCCCACTGAAAACAAAGACGGCCTGGCCAAGCAAATAGCCAAGGCCATTGGCGGTGGGGGCACCAGTTTTGGTGATGTGCATATTACTGCTGAGAACGGCATGAACCCAGAAGCAATGGAAGAATGGAGCATGTTACAAGGTGGCTAACCCAACTTATTCAGACATAAAAATACTTGATGGTGATTTGGCCCTGGATGAATTTGGCCAGCCCATTTTTATTTTTGACCGTGATGTTATCGCCCAGGATTTACGCCATGCCATTCAAGAAAGCGGTTTATTGGAATTGTTGATTGGTGAGCGCAGCCAGTCACAAAGGAATTTAATCTTTAAAAAGTTGCGCATCCTGGTTGAAACAGATTTGCGCATTGTTCCTGGTACTAGCCAGGTCGAAACCGTAACAAATGAAAAAATACTTATTAGCGGTGAAACCGATTTTGGGCCAATTAGCTTGGGGGCCAGTTTATGAGCTTGGAAAATTTAACTGAAGAAGAACAAAGTTTTGTTACTTCTATGGAAAGTGCAGGGATACCCACCACAGAAGCGGGCTTAAAAACCAAGTATGAAGAAATGGCCGAGGCTGATGGAATAGAATTTAAAAATGACAATGAAAATGCGGCCTGGTGGCGCTGGTTAAAATCCATTGCCGTGTTGCCGGTGCTTTGGCTCATTGAATTCCAGGCTAAAGAAATAATGCCCAATCTATTTGTTAAGACCGCCAAGGGTAAGTTTTTAGATTTGTTGGCTTGGGCCTATGGGTTAACGAGAAAAGCCGAGGCTAAGGCACAGGGTTTGATTAAATTTAGCCGAGACAGCATAGGGGTATCATTAACCATACCCGCTGGCACCTGGATAAAAACCACCAGTATTAATGGCAATGTGTACCGAGTTAAAACCATTAAAGAATTTTCATTTGGGAATAATGATTTTGATTTGTTAGTGGAAGTTGAAGCGGAATTTGCAGGGGCAGAATTTAACCTGGCAGATAATTATTTTATTTTGCTAGAAGAACCCATTGTGGGCATTACGGCAGTGACCAATGAAAGTGACTGGCTCACCATACCAGGTGCGGCAATTGAAGATGATGAAGATTTTAGATTGAGAATACGCGGGCATTTTTCCACGGTATCAGACCACCATGTAAACAGTGTTTACAAAAGCATAATTGCCAACCAAACCGGCTTTAACTATGAGCGCATTTTTATTGATCACACTTTGGCACCCAGGGGGCCTGGCAGTGCCGATGCTTATGTGCTTTTTGATGTGGGCCAGCCTGCACAAAGTTATTTAGATACGGTGAACAGCTACATTCGAGATGAAGGCAACCACGGCCACGGTGATGATATAGAAGTCAAAGCCATGCCCAGTAGTGATCATGGCATTGCGGCCAATTTGTGGGTAAGTGCCAGCACTACTGAAGAAGAAAAAGCAAAACTAAAAAATGATGTTGAGCAAATGATTCGTTGTGCATTCAGAGAAAACAGTGATTTTGAAGTGACATTGGTTTTCCCTCATAGCCGTTTTTCAATTGGGCGTTTAACCAGTGAAATATTAAGGAAGTTTGATGTCCTTGAATCTATTGAATTTGGCCAGGCGGATATTGTGAGCAGTCTTGATGTGCCCACCATAAAATCACTTGATTTAATGATGGGTGAGGTAGCCTGATGGACTTTGAAAAATTGAAACTTATTTTTTGGCTGAATGCTGGAAATCTAAAACAGTACGCCACTTTTTTAAACACCTGGTATGAAACGGTAAAGGGTTGGCTCACTTTTCCGGTTAACCAATTTGATGTTGATACGGCCCATCTTGATTTGGTGGATTTGTACGCCTGGCAAAGGGACGTTGAACGCTTCAATGCTGAGCCTGAATGGCTTTACCGTAGCCGAGTGAAACACGCTTACCAAAACGCCAGGGATTCAGCCACAGTGGCAGGGTTTAAACGTATTTGGCAACGCATGGGGCTTGGCACCTTAATCATTGAAGAACGCATGCAGGGCCGAGACTGGGACATTGTGGCGCTCACCATTAGTGACAGTGTTATTTCAGATCACCCAGAACTGCTGGACATTATCATTGAAAAATA